GGTCGCCCTGCGTGTTAGCAGCGACCGCCCCGCTTATCGCCAACGCCGTGTCAATGCCTATCTGCGCGGTTGTCAGCGCGAATTTATATTTTGCCCATTCCTCTGAATCGGCCCCAATTTCATTGAATAAATTCGCCACAGCCCCAGCGAATGCACCCATTGCCGACAACTGCGATTCAATCGCGCTTTGCTGCACTTTTTTAATTTCGTCAATCGCCTTATTTGTTTTTTGCGTTTGCTGAATTAAAGCGATATTATAATTTTCAAAATTGCCATACATATACAAAATTGCTTGCTTATTTAAATCTTTCATAAGTTGCAATTTATCTTTTTCCATGTCGGCCACGGCTGTAGCGGCTTGTATGCGATTTTGGCCTGCCATTTCCTGCGCTTTGATAAAATTATTTTCTATTATCTTTCTTTGATTTTCGAACGCGTTTTTAGCCATTGCCTCCTCCGCTTGGTATCTTTGCAAATTATATTTTGCTATAATAGCATTTTTCTTTTCTTCTGTATCGCCCTTTAATTCTAACTCCCGCGCTTGTTCAATGTTTATTCTTTCTAATTTGATTTGCAATTCCTCATCGCTAAATTTTTTAACAGCATTCAAAAGCAAGTCCAGCCGTTCTATTTCTGCATTTAACTCGGCGTTCCTTTTATCTTTTAATTTCTTTTGCTCCTCTTCCTCCCGTTTTTTCTGCAATTCCACGCGCTTATCTTCGATTTCTTTTTCTGCCTTTTCAATCAAATTCAACCGCGCTTTTTCTGCGGCATCTGAATATGTTGTGTAATTTTTTAATTCTTCGATTTTCCCGCGCTGCGTTGCTTGGAACGCTGCAAACTCCCGCGCGTATTTATCTGTAATACTTTCTATTCTTTTTTGCTCAAATTCGTTTAATATTTTTTCATCTGATTCGCGTTGTTTCTTTTCTATCTCTAACGCCCGCTGTTGCTGCTCTTGCAGTTTTTTTAATTCGTCCTCGCGTGCTTTAATAGCACCAGCAACGGCGTCCGCTTCTTCTTTTGCTATTTCTTTTTTAGCCGTTGTAATTTGCATTTGCAAACGCTGCAAACCCGCGTAGTGATTGGCTTCCGCCCTATATAGCTCCGCTTCAAATTGTGCTAATTTATTTTTTCTTTCATCGCTTAAATTGACCTCTTGCGCCGCCTTTGCTTTTTCGATTTCGTACTTATCTTTTGCTATTTTTAATTTCTCGTCTAAGTCAATACGCTCAAGCCTTGTAGCTTCTTCCATCATGGCGAGCCGCGTTCTGGCGTCATATTCCAATGTTTTGCGACTTTCCGTTTTTAATCTATTTATTTCTTTTTCACGCCTTGCCGTATTTACAGTATATTCGCGCTCTTTATCCTCTAGAGCGTCCTCGGCTTTTACCAGCATTTGAGCGGCATTAGCAGCTTCCACAGCGTTATTTTTAATTCCTACCAAACCGCCGATAAATTGGGCGATTGCGCCGACTCCCTTGCTTAAACCCTCGATAAAAAAACCAATTGTTTTAGCGACTTTTTCAAACAATTTATTTATCAAAGTTAGCACGGGCTGAAATGCAGCAAAGGCCGATTGCAACGCTGTTCCCGCGTCATCGTTCTTTTTAAACGCTTCTGAAAGTTTATTTATCAATAAAGATAAAACGGTAATTATCGCATTCACAGCCGCCATAGGCGGAGTTATAAAAGCCGTGCCAAGCCCTTTAACTCCAAGGCTTGCGGCGTTCATCGCCTTGCCTACGTTACCGCCCAAACCAATCAAACCGCTAAAACTCCCTTTTATCTTTTCTATGCTTTCGCCAGCAATATTGAATGTTTTGGGATAGTTGCCAACATTTCTTTGAAAACGTTGGGTACTAAATTCGGCTGCCTTTACAACGTCCGTCAATTCATTTATTTTGCCTTTTATCTTTTCGCCTGCAATGCCCTCGCGGTCGGCCTTTGATAAATTGTCATAAGCCTTATTTAAGTTGTTTATTTGGTTGCGCAAATCATTTATAGAATCGCCATTGTTTTTTATTTCACCGCTGAAAAACATTTCTGTTTTTGTGGCGTCCTCAATTTCTTTTTTGTATTTATTTATTTCTTTATTTAAAACTTTTATTTGCGCTGCGTTTTTTTCGTATATTTCTTTTTGTTCCTTGGTCACGTCCCCGCCCGCCTTTACCGCTTTTTCATATTCAAAATTCGCGTTGCGTAATTCATTTACATGGTTGCGCAGTGTCTCTAACCCTTTCACCGCATCGCTAACATCAGCCTTGAATATAAGTGTTTCCGCGTTATCCATAACTATTTTATATTTTCAAAAATTATTTGTTGTGCAAATTTACCAAATATATTTTTTATTTCCTTTTTAGCAAATAAAATCGCTGGCGTATAAATATCTTTCCGCCTGCCATTGCGGTATAATCGGCTACCCTCCTCTTTTATTTTTTTTGCCGTAAAATAAGCAAACCTATTTAAATCTTTGCCCTTTGCCATTATCTTTTTATCTTCTGCCCATTTTTTAATTATGTAATAAAAACCTTGTGGAACGCCGCCTGGGCCGCGACCGCGCTCGACTGTTTGAAATGCTTTGCGTCCCCAGATTTCTAAAATATAATTTTTATTTTCAACACGGATAGACGCGCTTGTCGCTCCCGTGGTGTTTGTTTTTGTTGTGGCCAAATTATCTTGTATTATCTTTTTGGCCTGCAACCCAATATCCTCAAGCACTCTATTGATTAAACCGAGCCGCGCTTGACTATCCATTTAGACACTGTGGTTTTAATTTAATTTTAAAAGTAACGGAAACCCCACCAAAGCAAGCATCGTCAGCATCAAAGCAACCGTCAATATTTATATTATCTTGCACTATTTCGTATTTTTCTTTTATCATTCTCAACAAACAAACCGCGTCAGAAAATGAGCGGTCGTAAACATCGGCGTATGCGTCCCCGTCAAAATCAATATCCATCGGCTCTATAGCGAAAAATAAAATATCAAAATAAGGTGTAAATATTTCGCTATTTAAATTAACCGTTGAATTTTCTAAAACGCGTAAAATAATTGCTGGCGAGTTTATATCATCTAAAGCGACATTTTCTCCCGCTGCTGTATCATGCACAAACGCCCTGCCAATCGATGACACAGAGGTTTTTATAAACTCCGCAAATTCTTTGTAATAATCCTTTTTCATTTTATTTTGTTTTTAAAAGTTTCCTCTGAAAATCTGCATCAATTGCTGCCGCCTTATCCATTAGCATAACATCGGCAAGCCTTGTATTTTCTGCATCTGCAATCGATTTTAAATTAAAATATTTAACGGCTCTAACACAAGCCCCAGCGAAGAAATCTAAAGTATCCAAAGTGTTTGATATTTTTTTTTCTTCGGCTGTTTGTGTATTTATCTTTTCATAAAAATTTTTTATGCCGTCCATTTCTTTTTTTATCCAAGCCAATAACTGTAGGGCTGTTCCCGTTGTCAGAACTTGTTTTTCTTTTCCCAAAATTTTTAATAACAAATCAAATTCCCCGCTGCAAATGTTATTTATTTCTTTTATGCTAAATCCGATAAGCGGCTGCCCTATGTTTGCGGGTGTTTGCTGCGAAATGATATTTACCATTTGCTCCGCTGGTATGATTGACGCGGCTATTATCCACGGGGTACTTTCTGTAATATTCATATTTTTGCGTACAAATTAAAATTAAAATAAATACCAAAATCAAAACAACAAACCACGCCCAAAATCTTTCTTTCTTTTCCATTTTAAAATTGCAATTTAAAAATTTTCTCAACGCCCGTAACTACTGCGTTTGCTATCTGTTTTTTAAACTCCATTGTTTTTAATTTTTCTGCATCTTCTTTATTTGTCATAAACCCACATTCAATTAAAACAGCGGGCATTTTTGTTCTTTGAATTATGTAAAAATTTTCGTGCTTAATACCGCGCATAAAAATAGGAACGCTTTTTTTAAATTCAAACTCAATCGCGCTGGCAATCGCGGTTGCAGCCGTTTTGTGTCCAGCTGTAAATAACGTTGCCCCGCTCGCATTTGGATTTGTAAACGCATCAGCATGAATCGAAATTAAAATTGATTTTTCTTTTTCGTAAATTTTATTTGCATTTTCGACACGGTCGCGCAGCGGCATATCTGAATTTGAAAAACCCCCGTAACCGTTGCCGCTATTTATTTTAACGACATTTTTAAAACCACGTTCCAAAAATTGATTATAAATTTCATTTGCGGTTATTCGATTAAAAAAATATTCGTCTATTCCGTTGCCACATTTTCCCAGCGTTTCCGCACCGTGGCCAGCATCCAAAATTATCATTTTAATTTTAATTTATTTTTGCAAGCAAAGGGGAGGTGCAAACCTCCCCCCTACCCACAAAAGAAATGAAAAAGATAATTAAGCGTTTGCTGGCTGGTTTGCCGTTTGCTCTTTCGTAATCCAAGCGGCCGCCCAGCGTGTGCTCATCGCACCTCCAGCCATTTTTATAAGCTCGTATTGATGCATATTGGTCAGCATTGAATAGCCGTATATCGTCTCATTTTCGCTGCCAACTGTCAAATAAGAATCGGCATCAAATACGGCAATATTGTCGCCCATGTATTTGCCCTGAACCGCAACAACCTCGGCCACTCCAAGGCGATTTGCTAATTCCTCCAAACTCAAATAAACAGGCGTCCCGCCCTGCCCGTAAATGGTTCTGCGCATTTTTAAAATAGTTTGCTTGCTTGCGGCAACGACCACACGCACATCGCTCGAAAGCCCCGCTATTGCTTGCATCACGCCGTCAATTATATTTTCTTCTGTGTAGGTGGCGGCGGTTGTCCAAGGGTCTTTTTTTATTGATTGTATTTTTGTGATTGGATTTGAATTTCTATTATCGCCCACAAGCACGCAGCGTTCTAGCTCGGCGGCCATTGCGCGCGCTAATTCATCGGTAATATAATTAAATAAATCAAAATCATTGTCGCAATTTTTGGCCGTTTCGTAATCAATTTCAACGAGCTTATAAATCGCCTCGGCTTCTATATCTCTGCGAACTACCTCTACTGGCTGTATTTGCTTTTCTTCGCCAGCCACGTATTTGTGGGGGCGAGCGGTGTTGCCCCCCTCTTTGGGGCCCTGTTCAGGACGGTAATTATAACCAACTTTTATTTTTTTCAAATTGGTGTGGTTCAAAACATCCCATATCCGCGACCGTTTAAGGCCGTCAGTGATTTTTACAAGTACCGCTTCTGGCAGGAAAACACCGTCATTATCGGTGACTCCGTTTTCTATTAGCTTCGCCCTCCACGCTCCAGCAACCGCGTGTTTTGGGTTGTCTCGAATGCAATTCATAAAGTCCTTAACTGACTGTTTTGATTTTAAGTAATCATTCTCAAACCCTTTGCCCTTGCCGCTTTCAAGTAATTTTTTTAAATTGTTTTCAATTTCGACAACCTGCTCAAGGCTTGCAAGTTGCCCGAGCCTCTCCTTAATCGTGGCGATTGCTTCCTCGATGGTGTGGTCTTTTTCGTCCATTTCGAGTTCGGTGATTGCGGCGTCAAAAGCGGCTCGCAAATTCTCTGAAACGTCCGCCCCGAGGGCGTTTTGCAACTTTTTAAAAAGTTCAATTTTTGAAGTGTTTTTCATAACAAAAAATATTTATCGGTTTAACAAATTTACATCAAACAAATTTAATTTCAAAGCTTGGTTATGGAAATCTTTATTTAAACTATTTAATATTTCCATGCTTGCTTTTTCGTCTGCCCCTATAGACACGAGAGCTACGTGCGTTAGGTAGCCTTTTTTATTTATCCAATTATTATTTCTAATATCAAAATCAAAAGAAAAGCCGCCAGTCGAAAAAAACGGCCATACGCCTGCTTTTATTTTGGGCCATATTTCAGCGCGTATGTAAGGCGTATCAATGATTTCGGCTCGCCCATAAATACCCTCATCGCTATTTTTTAATTCAAAAAATAGCCCGATAGTTTCGGTGCTTGTTTCGTTGTGATTTAGAACCAACGGCAAAGGTATTTTTTTTTCGTTCCAATCATTTAAAAACTCATCGAAACAGCCCGCCAAATCTACCTCTCCGTTGAGGTTAGGTTTGTTATAATGGCAAATAAAACCGCCGACAATCATTTTTTCATTGTCGCTATTTTCGGTAGTTATGCCACTATTTATAAATGTGATTTTTTTATTATTCATCTGTATTTATTTTTGGAAGTTGCCAAGTTATTGTAAAGCCCTCAAGCCTTAGAGGGCTGCGGATTTCATCGTAAATTAAATTTAAAATATTTGGTATGTTATAATTGTACAATTCTTTAAAAGCTTCTTTCCTATTTGCGTATGTGCTTTGCCCGCTCAAGGGATAAAGTTCGTACGGCACGCCTATAAAACCGCAAATAATTTTAATTATCATTTCTACGCTACTCCCCAAATTTAGTTCGTTTATAGGCAGTTTTATAGGTTGATATTCAACCGCTCTTTGCGTGATTAGCATTGACCATTTTTTATTGGTTATGCCGTAAAGTTTCGCCCAATCATTTTGTAAATGTTTTACTTCGTCTTCGTCTAAATTAGACATTCCGCTACTATCTTTTGGGGCTAAAATGCCCAACGCTCCGAGGTTTTCGGTTATCGAACAGTCAGCATTTAATTTTGTGTCTAAAGATTTTAAATATGGAATTAAAATTTTGTACAACGATTTTTGCCTTTCCTTATATTCGCTCGTTTCTATCTGCAACCAAAACAGTGATTTATCTTTTTTGTCCAACAATACAAAACCGTTGGAACTCCGCGTAATACGGGCGTACCCGTCAAAAAATAATTTGCGGTAAATATTTATTGTATTTTCATTTAAAAAAACACGCAAACGCTCGGCGTCTAAAGGGCTATTGTTCGAAACCACCGACCACGTAGCCGCCCGTAACCCGCTTGTTATTTTGTTTAAGATCGAAAGCAACACAACTTCAGAGTAGTTGTTTCGGCTTATAAAACAAGGTTCAAGCCCCATAGGTTCAAGGCCTACAGCGTGTTTTATATTATCTTGTTTTTTATATTTTTTTAAACTAAAAAAAGGCATAACAATTAAAATCTAAATTCACCGAGTACGCCCGCATCTTGGCCTAGCCTGCTCGGTATCATGTTTTTTATTTTGTCGCTAACCGTGTTATTTTTTTTTATTTCCGCAAACCAATAACGGCAAAGGTTTCGCGCTTCTGTTCGGTGTAGTAACGCAAGGCGCAAACTTGCGGCATCGTCTATTTGGGTGCTATTATTATCTTTTTTATTCACAGCCCCATATCGCACGGGCTTTACATTGTGGCGAATAGATATAGCATTGACTAACTCCACTATAACCATATCTAACTTTTTAGCCCACAATGGCCGCGGGCTGCGGCTTTCGACCTCAAAATATAAATCGCCAATCCAAGGTTTTAGATAAAGATTTTCAGCAATGTAAATATATTGCTGTATTTCTGCGTCAGCAATATTTTTCATCGTTGGTATTAACTCTTTTATTTCGGCTGGTGTGTACATTTATTTTTCTTTTTCTATTTCAATGTTTGCGGGCTGTTCACGCTTTTTTATAATACGCCAAAAGGACGGTATTTTATTCAATAGATATTCTATTTCCTCATCGGTAGAATATTTATTAAAAACTCGCCCCAAAACACGTATGCCGCCTGCGGGCATTATGTATTTTTTATTTGCTTGTAAGTCAGCAACAGCGGGTATTTCACCGCGTTGCCGACCCTCAAGCACAATCAAAATAAAAGCATCTTTATAGCATTTGCCGCAATTGCCACGAAAATTCACACCGCTCAACCCCAACTCTTCGTATGCAGCTTTAATTTTATTTTTGCCATATACCGCCCAATTGTCGGGGCTTTCAGCGAGTGCTGCTATTTCGTTCCAATCGATTTTAAATTGCATTTTAAATTCTGCTTTAATTTTGATTTTAAAAACTACCTACAATAGTAGGAATCACTGGCCATTCACCAAGCCCTCAAGCATCGCCTTAGTCGTTTCGTAATCGGTCGCGAAAACATACTCACGCGGCTTGCTTGCGCCTGTTTCCGTAAGCGTTATAGCCCAAGCAGCGGCGGTAGCATCGTCCGTATCTTGCTTCTCTATTTGCGTTGCTTTCAACCCGCGTTGCAAACCAAATATTACATATTTATTATCTTTATTATCATTTTCCCAACGGCTTTCCACAATCGCGACAAACTCGCCGTTTGAGAGCGGATTGATTATTTTATTCGTTACGTCTGGCCCATCGTCACGCACAACATAAGATAGCGTGTTGGTGTAGGTATTTGACACATCACCCTCTTGCATCGCTGTGTTTGTGCCTGCGAATGGGTTCTTAGTATTTACAAATAAATAAAATGCACGCTTGCCCGCTTTTAATGTTATATTATTTATGACATTATTCCGCGCGTCCTCGCGGCTTATAACGTCTATATCTGTTTTATTCAAAATATATCCGATTTGCTCCAAACCTGCCATCATGGGGTTATTGCAGTTCGGCTGTACGTCCGCGCTCAAAGCACTTATACACAAATCATTTGCCATAATTATTTTTATTTTTAAATGTTAGTAAAAAAAATAAATCGATTTTCAATTTAAAAAATCTACTCCAAAGGCTTATTTTTAGGTGGATTTTTGAGAAAAAACTCAAGCACAGCGGCAATCAATTTTATAAACCACTCAATAGGTATTTTTAAAAATCGCATATCAATTAAAATTTAAATTTTTATTATCGCAAAGTTACACATTTATATTTGAATGTACAAATTTTGTTACAACAAAAATAAAACAAAATCATATCGAACACACGCAAAGCCCGCAAACTCTACCAATCAGCAAAAATAATTTTTTTTTTGTTTATCATTTCTTTGGCAATATCGTTGCAGAAAAATTTTTCTATTTGCCAATTCGTGGTATCCGTTGCTCTGTCTTTCATTGCAGCGCGTTTTATATTTAAAATTTCGTGCAGTCCAAAGTAATTGGAATATTCAGATACAAAAACCGCAATACCTTTTTTGCTCCAAATTTTTATTTGTTCTTTAAATTCGTCAAAATTAAATCGATGCAAATATCCTTGGGTGTTTATATATGGAGGGTCGCAATATATCACATCGCCCGCCATTGCTGCATTTGCTGCGTTTTTATAATCTGTTTTTAAAATTGTTATATTTGCATTTTGGGGTAGGTGCTCAAATCTTTGCAATCGTTGTAAATGCTCTAATCTTTGCAATCGTTGTAAATGCTCTAAAAATTGTATATTCGGCAAATCATATTGTTTTGTTCTTTGTTCGAATTCGTATTTTTCTTTTTCGCTCGGCTCGCCATACCTCGGCCATTTGCCGCGCATTTTTAAAAATAAACTAACGGCCTGCGTTGGTGTTTTTATTTCTTTATTCGCAACAATAAAATCGTGCCAATCATTTTTTGCTTTTTCAACATCTTGGCCGTAAAGATAACCTTTTAAATTATTGCCAAATGAATAAATTGTTTTAATCCAAATTTTTTCACTTAAAAAAAACTCCTCCCTATCTACAAAATGCCGCCAATCGCCAGTGTTCACAGGGTTTGTAGCACTATTCATAAATTCAGAACTTCCGCTAATATCATTGCAAACAATATTTTTATATTTATTTGCAACATAAGCACAGTGCGAAATAGCACAGCCGCCAGCGAACAAATCAAAAAAATTATTCGCGCTTGGCATTGTATTTATAATTGTTTCCGCAATCCTTGACTTTCGGCCTTTCCACGGCACGCCCCAGCTGTTGTAGCTCATATTTTTTTATGCAATAAATTTTTATTTATATATTCAATCAACCTTTTAATTTCGGGCGTTTGCGGGTTTAAACACAAAAGATAATTAACAATATATTCCAAGTCATTTACACCGATTACGCACAATTTTTGTCCCATATTTTTAATTTTATTTTACCTCCAAAAGTTTGCTCTAAAGCCCGCCAATAGGGCGTATCGCATCGCGTCAATGGCGTGGTGTTCGCCCTCAAATTTGCCCTCTTGATTTAATATATAATTTTCCATTTCGGCTAAAATATTTTTCCCCTCAACGATATAAGTGTAGCTGCATATCGCACCTACCGTATCTATTATTTTCCCTTTTTGCGCTGGGATAAAATTTCCTTTTTTAAAAACCTTTGAAAGCACGGCAGCACGGGCATCACCGCCAGCACCCCAATCAAAAATAATAGGGGTTGTATTTTTTATAAAACCAGCATTATAAAAATCAATAAATTTTTGCCCCAACACCAAATCGTCCATACCGTGGTAATAGCCCAATTCCTTTGCGTACACGCATTTTTTTATTTTATCAAATTGCACTGAAACAATAGCAATAGCATCGTTTGAAAACCCAAAATCAACACCAATTATTGGTTTTTCAATTTCAATTATATTTTCCGCGTAAACATCAACAAATACGCGGCCTATGGCATCGCTAAATATTCCGTTGCAATAAACATTATAAATATATTTATCCACGCTACTGCAATCGCCGCCGTTGTATTTCTCTTTTATATCATCAAAAAATTTAATTTGTTTTGCAGTCAAATATTCGTTATCATTGTATGTTGTTTTTATAAAATTTTTTTCGTTTATATATTTTGTTATCCAAAATTTTTTTGCGGGATTAAAATCAATTATAATTTGCTTGCGAACGCCGAGAGACGCCGTCAAATAAAGGGCTTCAGAATAATTCGATGCTTCGTTTAAAAATAAAAAATCACAGCCCAAGCCTTGCGCACGCTCGGGCTTTTTTGCGCTAAAAATACGCCACACGCTTGCGCCTATTTGCGTCAAATATATATTATCTTTTTTAGTTATTTTGCAAGCCGTGATATTTATTAAATCTCGAATTAAATTCGTCGACATCGGGAAAGTAGGGCATATAACTACTATTTCATTCTTATTTAAAAATGATTGCAAAACAAGCCACTGCAGCACCGCCCACGTTTTGCCGCTGCGCCGCCCTCCCTGCAAAATTAAATTCTGTTCGGTTTGAGTGTTTTTAAAAAAATCAAAGTATTTTTTAATTAAAGGCATTATTGCAATGTTTTGGCAATTTCATTTAATAACGTTTCCAGACGCTCCGTTTTTTCTACGTTGTCAGCGTTTTTATAAAGTCCTAGCAATTTTCTTTTTTCAATCATTTGATTTCGTATTTCAGAAATAATGTTTACCGCTCCAATCGCTTTTATTTTTTGTATTTTCTTTTCTATGCGAACAACCCCTTTTGCGGGGGTTTCAATGATATTTTGTAAAATAGAATCGTAGTCCTCGCACGATTTTTCCCACTGTTTCCACAATTTTAAAATAATATCATCAATACGCGCACATTCGATATTTATTGCTTCGTCTATATTTTTTATTTGTTCATTTCGCCATATTTCTTTTAATATTTTTATATCGCTGTAGACAGTAACGGGGCTGCACCTCGCGCCCGTTGCCTTTTCGATTTCGCCTATAATTTTATTTATTGAATAGCATTTTAAATAAAATTCCGCGACAATATTCCTGCGTAGTATTTGCTTGCGTTTGCGCTTGTTTTGAGGGATTAAACTCATTTTCAAAATAAATTTATTTGGTATTTTAAACGCAAAGATAATTATTTTTCTGTAATAATCAAAGTGAAAAAACCGTTCCAATTTTCGAAACTTATAACGGCCTGCGTAGCGTTATCAGCGGTGGTTTGGTGCTGTTTTTTAAAATACTCAATACTTCGAAATTTAAATTTAGGAGTATTGCTGTAAAATTTTTTTGCCCAATCTACGATATGCTCTATGTTTGGGGCTTTGTGTTTATATTTTATTTTTTTTGCACCGTTAGTTTTTATTGAGATTTCAAACGTTTTCATGAATTCGCACATGACTTTTTGTTTTCATAATCAAAAGTTTTTTTTTTAATTTGATTTAAAACCTATTTAGTTTAATTTTACTCAAAATGTTTAAAATCACACTCACAAATATCTTTATAAAAGCAATAATTTTTCTTTTTGCACGAATTAAAGTGCTTTGGGCAATTTTCTAAATTCGCAAAAAAACTTTCCGCGTCCTGCAATTTTGTATTTATCAAAAAATTTATTTTTTTTAATGAATGATAATGTGTTGCGATTTCGTTTTTTTCCTTAGATTTTAAGAATTTATGAAATTTATATATATATTTATATTCTTCTTTGATTTTGCTTTCTTTTTCTAAATATATTTTTAGGGCGTCAAGGTCGATGGAGTAAGTGCCGTTTTTTGCCCCTTTTTCTTTGATTTTATCAACTTTAAATCGCTTTAGGTATCTTTGTATGGTCGCCCTGCTTTTAGGCCAAATTTGGGCTATTTCTGCGAGTGATTTGAATTTCTGCATAATTGCTGTGTTTAAAAGTCAATGTTTATCGGTGTTTGCGTAATATTTTTATTTTTTTTGTATTTTACAAATTAGAAAAATGATAAAAGAAAAAGTAACCAAAAAGAAAATTAAACCATTATATATATATAATATATTAGTGTAGTATTTTTCTTTCTTTATTTCTTTTCTTTTGGTTCTTTTCTTTTCTTTTTTCTTTCTTTTTGCATCGCGATTTTTTCTGTTTAAAAAATTAGAAAAAATTTACTTTATCGCTCTCAAAGTCCCGTGTTTGTTGGGCTGTAGGTGGTTTAAAAATTACAGAATTTTGTTTTTTATTTGGCTGTTATTTGATGATTTTATAAATTTTCTGTATTTTTAATTTATTGCCAGTTGTGTATTTTTTTATCAATGTTCCTTTTATTATAAAAATATTTCCTTTTTCTTTCTGCTGTATTTCGTAGTTATAGCCGCGAAACTCTGTAATTATCTTTTCTTTAAATTCGTCAAAATCAAATAAAGAACAAATATTTTTTGTAATTATCTTTTTGTCGCGTATTTGTTTTTTTTCATAAAAAAGGGTTTTTGTTATTTCTTTTACTTTTAGCATGATTGAAAAATAATTATAAATTTGATACAAAAAAAGGTTACCAATTCGGTAACCTTTTCGCATTTTTTTTTCGCACGCTACTCTGCGCCATCTTCGTATGGCTCTGCTGCTATCCCCACGTATGTAGCCCCTGGCCCGTCAAGCTTCAGCATGACGACATCATTGTCATCGTACTTGTCCAGCATATCCTTCAGCTCCCACACCCGCAGCGTGAACTCCGCTGCGAGGTCGGCCGAGCAGCTCGCCCAGCCCTCTTTTAAAATAAGCTTTTTCATGGTGTATCTTTTTTGAAAAAAACGTTTTTGTTTTTTCTTTCAACATTTTTCGCAGAAAATGGTGGTTTTTTAATTAAAAAAAACAGCGAAATGATTGAACTTCCCATTAAAAACATCATCTTCATGGAGGTGACGTTTGCAAAACATTATGCCTCTCGCATAGCCCTCGACATAATAGCGGCCGTTGACTGACTTTTTAAGGAGAACCGCCCGATACCAGTGCCTGCCATCAGCACTTACATAAACACAATTGTCCATGACTATTTTAACTACCCAGCAAATCGTCAATAAATATTAAATTATCAGCACCCAAAAGCTTACCCAAATCGCCATCAAAAATGTAGTCGCCGACCTTTTCGCCAGCCTCGCCCAAATTTTCAAGCATTTGCAAGTCAGCTATACGGCTGCTTAAAAATTTAGGCTTAGCGAACTCGCGCCTGAATGCCTTGGCCGCCTTGGCCATCTCGTTTGCGTTTTCGAACACACGCTCGCCGCGTAGCGCGAGCACAAGTTTCTTCAGCTTGCTCATGATTTCTTTATTTTAAGGTTCATTGTTTATTTATTTATACCGCAAAGATAGTGTTTTTGTTTCAAACCGCCAAACATTTTTTGAAAAATTTTTGGCCGTTTTTTTGAAACGCCCGCGAATAGGGCGTTTTAGAACGCTATTTATAAGCAGTCTAAATAACACACCTATATATATAAGGGCGGCAATGTTTCTTTGTGGAACGTTTTGTTCCACGCTTATTTTTCTCATTGCAAGGCTATCGGTGTGAAACATTTTGATTTTGGCCGCTTAAAAATCGTGCCAAACTTGCATTAAAACAAAAAAAACGTATTATTTAAAATAAAATTTTTACTCATTCTAAATAAGGCCACGCCCTCCCAAGCACCCTATTTATTTAGAATAGTTATAAATAGCGTTCTGAAATGCCCATAAATAGGGCGTTTTGCGTTTTGCGTTGATTTTTTTTCAAAAAAAGTTTGGCAGAATGAAACAAAAGATGTATCTTTGCGTTATAAATAATAAACAACGAACCCTTAAAAGTAAGAGAAAATGAAACGAGCAAACGAAATCAGAGAGCAGCTGAACGCTGCAATCGCCAGCGGCAGCAAAGAACAGATGTTTAATTTCGCGCTGAAATGCAAAGGGTCGCTTAGCTACTGTTCGCGCGCGCCGCGCGTGAACGCGCTAAAGCACGCGATTGACTGCGTGGTCGAGTTGATGGGCGCCGCGTGGGTAGTCGAAGAGCCCACGTGGGTAGGCACTCCATCGCACCTTAAACTGGACTACAAGCTCCGCCGCGAGGCGGGGAAGTTGTTATTCGACAAAAAAAGTTCAGAAGAATTAGTCGCGAAATTAAACGCCCGCAAAAGGGCAGGAAGCGCGACACACGCATACGCCATTAAAGTGGCCGACTATATCGGCTACTAAAACTGGAAATTCGCAAATTCAGAAAAAACGGCGTTCGCCGTTTTTTCTGAAAACAACAAAAACAATCGTTTTAAACAAAATAAGAAAAAATGGAAGTTTTGGGGAATTTTGATTTTGATTTGATTTTGCAAAATGCAAATCAAAGAAAAAAAATAACATCAGCGCAATATCCAATATTTTGCAGCAGCGAACAATATTTTGCTGTTTTAAAAATAATAGCAAATAAAGAAATAACGCCGAATTTAAAATTGATAAACGAAATTATAGAAAAACAAAATACAAAACCGTGGCTTTTATTTTTGGGAGGCGTTGGCCGCGGAAAGTCAATAAATATGCACGTTTTGGCTAGTTTTATAAAAACGATTTATAAATTAAATTCTTTATTTTTTTCAGCAACAACGCAGATTTGTCAAAATGACGAGCTGGCGCAAAGCTGCAAAACGGCGCAAATGCTGGTGTTGGACGACTTGGGCGTTGAAAGCAATTTGCAAAATAAATATGGAAATAAAATATCAATAATAAACGAAATAATCGAATATCGATATAATTATAATTTGCCAACATATATAACTACAAACCTCAAAGGCCACGAAATGCAGCAGCACTCGGGCGTCCGCGTTGTCGATAGAATAAAAGAAAATTGCGGCATCGTCAATTTTGACAACTATTTTACAAAATCATTCAGATAGCTTTTTGTTTAATTTTAATTTTTTGATTTATGAACGTTTTCTTTGTTTCTTTTCAAACGCACAGAAGCGGCGATTTTATCGAGGAATTCTACACAATAGCCGAAAACTTCGAGCAGGCAAAAGAAAATCTATTTTTAGCACAAAAAAACGGCAAATTGCCCGCTTGCAAAAGCGGTGATTTTGTTCGAATTTTGAAAGTTGAAAAAAGTTATGTTTAATAACAAATTTTTAAAAAAATGATAGTCGATATTTTAAGCAAAGAAATTTTCTTTGAAAACAAAAAAAAATTTGACCCGCAATTTGATGATTTTGAACTAAAAAAATATTATGAAAATTACTTGACAAAATCATTTCAGAATACGATGCATTTTTTAATTAAAGAAACAGAAACGATTAAAGAATATGATTTTATAAATTCATTTATTTTAATCTTGGAGCAATGCCAAAGATGCTGTTATTTCGATGATTTGGAGCATTTTATTGAAATTGCAAATTTTGCAAAAGAAATTTTATATAAACAATATTGCATTTTAAGAAATAAACTAAACGATGCAAATGCTGGATATTTATATGATAAGGTAACTTTAATATGCAATTATATCGTAGAATTGCACGATTTTTTAAATGATTATTTTTTGAACGCTGAATAATTTTAATTTTAATTTTAATTTTCAAAACTATGAACGAACTGACAAAGCCAGTAAACAGTGCGTTTGATGAACTTTTTAAATTTCACCAATGCGTGGCAGCCGTAAAATGGCCAAAAAAAAGCACAAATCCACATTTTAAATCAAAATACTTGAATTTAGACGATTTGATGCAAATATTAAATCCGCTTTTGGTGCAACACAATTTTGTTTTAAAAACATCTATTTATCGCGAAACAGGCGGCGATTGGTGTGTTTGCAGCGAAATTGTAAATAAAGAAAATAAAACGATAAACAGCGCAATGCTTGCAATACCGGTGAATTTAAATGCGCAGCAAATAGGCAGTTTTATTACATACGCGAGGAGGTATACTATTTGCACTATTTGCAATATTGTCGGTGACGACGACGATGACGCAAACCACGCAACAGCGGGCGTTCCAGCGCAAAATAAAAATAAGATTTTGACAAAAGATAAATTCGAAATTGCCGCCCAAAATGTTTTAGCGGGCAAATGCACGACAGACCAAATATGGGCTAAATACGTTGATACGCCGATGGAACAGCGTTTTGATTTTGTTGAATTTTTAGCGAATAAAGAAAATGGAAATCAATAATAAATTCGAAAAATACAGCGAAACAGCGCGCAATTTCGTATTTTATTTTGGCTGCGAAAACCAACGAAATAAAGCGATTGAAGAGTTGAGCGAGCTTATTCGCGCTATAGCCAAAAATGATAAAACAAATATCATTGAGGAAATCGGCGATGTTTTATTTTTAATCGAACAAATCATGGATATTTACAATATTTCTGAAGAAAAAATAATTGAAGTTTTCGATAAAAAACACGATAAAATGTTGGAACTTTTTAAACCCAAAAAATAAATAAACTTTTAAAAATGTTTTGTTATGATTTTGAATAAGCAATTAAAATTGTTTGTTGCCGAATTATATTTGCAACAAAAATACGCTGAAATAGCCCATATTGTGGCAAAACTGAACGGTTTTGAAATTCCGATTGAAGTCACGGATAAATATCTTTATTTGAGCGAATTAAAACAAAGAAAAAAACACGAACGAAAAGCATTTAAAAAACCAACTTTGGAAGAAATAAAAGAAATGATAAAAGAAAATAATTTAAAAAATGTAGATGCCGAGGAATTTTTTTATTTTTATGAAAGCAAAGGTTGGAAAATCGGCGTAAACCCAATGAAATCGGTGTCTATGACGCTTTTCAGGTGGGACAAAAAAAACAAAAAAAATACCTGCTCGCCTCATAAATACGATGAGCAAATCGATTTGAATTTTTAACTTTAAATTTTAATTTTATGGCAATTGAGAAAAAAAACAAAATGGTGTGTTTTAGCGCGTTTGCGTATGATTACAACGAGAAATCAATCGCGCTTTTATCTGAATTCAAAAAACACGAATTTGTTCCCAAATCATTGTGTAAAGTGGTTGAGGGCGAATTAAAAAACAGTGTTGCAGAAGCCAAAGTATGCTACATTCACGCGCCCTTGTGGCTTTGGGGAAAATTAAAACAGGTCAAATTTTATGATTTGGTCGATGTTTTTGAAAAGGAATAAATTTTTAAAAAAAAGAAATTATGGATTTTGAAAAAGATTTGCAGCTGATAGAGTTGTTGACGCGTCAATTTTGGGCGGAAAATGAAAAAAAATATTTAGATAAACTACAAAATATAAAATACAAATACGAAACAATATCGGCAAAATTTCTAATGTGTGAATTTGCCTATATTTTAG